TGGATAGGCAACACTATGTGTGCTATTCACATCAGATGTATATCGTCAACGTACATCACGGCGTCCACTACGTCAGGGACGACGTACACTATGTACATCGCACTACCGGCTTGCTATCTGAACAATCCGATGACTGAAATCGGGGGGCCTGAGATGCTGAATCAGACGCTCGAATTTTCTTGCATCTTGGAGACGATGACGAGCTATCCGGTGCAGATCACTGTCACTAACGGTACGGAAAACTACTAAAGGAGAATCACAATGGCGTTAACTGTAAAAATTGGTGGAAAGGACTATGATATCAATCCGACTTATGGGGCCTTCGAGGATATTTTTAAGAAGTACGATCTCTCGAAAGCCGATCAGATGAGTGCGGAGGAAAGCCGACAATTCTCGATAAATATCTTGTGGGCCTGCTTGAAGCGCGGACGGTTTGGTATCAAGCCGTTCGGCTTCAAGCGGCGCGTTAAGAATAATATTACGATGGCGGAGCTTGCGAAGATATCCGGCGAAATTCCGAAATGGATCACAGGGGAGGATAGGGAGGCGGGGGACTGACTGAAGCGTACTATATTTTCAAAACAGTCTTTCACCTGTCAGATGAGGAGTACCGCAATATGCCTGTGGAGCGAGGCCGCAGGCTATTGAGTATGCACTACCACGCGAAGATGAACAGGGAAATGATGGAGTGCTCGCTGCATCAGATCGATCCTCAGAAGATTGATTTATATGCCGAGTACTTGCGTGATGTGAAGCGAAAACAAAGAGAAGCGGAGAAACGGCGACGGCATGGCAACAAGTGATGAGATAATCCTAAAAATAAAAGCCGACACCGCGGCTGCGCTTAATGCACTCCAAAAGATAAATAAAGAGATTGGAGTCACAGGGACATCTGCGAAGAAGTCGTCGAACGATACCGCTGTCGGATTTGCGAAAGCTACAATTGCTATAAGCGCAGCTCAGAAAGCGTACGACTTTCTTGCGAAAACGATGCAGCGTGCTGTCAAGGACGCTTCGAACTTGCAGGAGACGCAAGCCAAATTCTCTGTTGTTTTTCAAGACAACATGGAAATGGCGGAGTCGTTCGCGCAGACTCTTGTTGACAGTTATGGCCTGAGTGAGAATGCAGCTAAGGCGATGCTTTCTCACACCGGCGACATCCTGCAAGGATTCGGCATGCAGGAGAAAGCAGCTCTTGAGCTGTCGAATACAGTTCAGAAACTCGCCGTCGATCTAGTATCGTTCTCAAACTACCATGGTACTACTGAGGAAGCGTCCAGGGCCATCACGAAAGCGATGCTTGGCGAGGCTGAGGCTCTGGAAGGGCTCGGCAAGAAGATACTCGACGATGATGTGAAGAGACGGGCCCAGGCGGACGGCTACAAGCTCGTCAATGGCCAGTTGGACAATCAGGCGCGTGCTCTCACTGTCGTCAAGCTGTTGACTGAGCAGTCACTTAATGCGATGGGCGATTTCGAGCGCACGTCCGACTCCTGGGCGAACACGATGCGTATTGTTGACGCGAAGCTAGAGGATGTGAGCGCGTCAATAGGACAGGAGCTGTTGCCGTCGTTGACTCGATTGGCTCAGGCGTTCCTATCAGGAGACGAAACGACGAACGTATTTATCCGAGCACTGAAGGGCGTCGCGCAGATGGCCGCTGTGCTTGTCGATAATCTTACCGCGATCATAAATAAAATAAATACTGTCCGCAGCTTGTCAAGTATGGAGGACAAACAGAAACAGGTCAACGCTCTATTGGGAGAGCAGACTAAGCACATACAAGAGTACGCCAAAGTTCATGGCCTAGAAGGAAAGTTCCAGAGTGAAATTGTCGAACACATGCGGCGAAGGAGTGAATACGAGAAATCAACGCGTGGCGGTGCTGCTACCGAGTATGAGATATATAAAGGCATAAGTTCAGAGTTAAGAACGGCTAGCGGACAGGCCTCAGATATGGCAGATCAGGCCGTTAAGTCCGAAAACGCATTCAATAAAACGATGCGAGTTATAGCTGGAACGAATCAGGAGATAAACAAGCAGCAGGAGAAATCTACTAAAAGCATACCGGGGAAAGTCAAGGGGCCCGCCTCTGCTGCCGAGCTGAAAGCCGTTGAAGATGCGAAGCGTGTTGCCTATGAATTGCAGGCATATTCCGCAGATAAAGACAAAGCCGAAGAGCTTTCCGCGCATGAGAAGTACCGTAAAATAACTGAAGCCGCGGCGAAGCACAAAGAGCAGTTGTTGAAAATGGGCGTTGATTATAACGCTCTTATGGTGGCAGCAGAGCAAGAGCATCAAGATCAAATAGCAGAGATACGCAATCAGGCGATAGCGACGAACATACAGAATTATGCTGGCATGGCTAGTCAGATAGTTGGCCAGATGCAACAGACGTTCAACGCGTACTACGCGATGCAGTACGGCCAGATGGACAACGAGTATAAGAAGAAGCGCGAGAATATTATAAAGAACGTCAAGGACGAGACTGAGCAGAAGAAGCAGCTTGACGCACTTGATAATGATTACGCAGAAAAAAAGAAAGAGATGCAGAAAAAGCAGGCGGAGCAGCAGAAAGCTCTGTCATTGATGCAAGCTATCATCGGCACGGCGCAGGCTGTTGCGATGGCTCTTACTGCCGGTCCTATCGCTGGCCCGATATTGGCTGGCATCATCGGAGCGATGGGCGCGGCCCAGATAGCGATGATCGCGGCCACTCCAGTTCCTGAGATGGCAGAAGGCGGCTTGATCATGGGCTCGTCTGCCGGTACGGTCCTTCGTGCTGGTGAGGCTGGACGATCTGAGGCCATCATCCCACTGGAGAACGAGCAGGCGATGGAAAAGCTGTCTGGCATCGGCGGAACTACTATCGTCGTGAATGTAGAAAACTTGTGGGGCGATGACAGGGAGATGGCAAAGCGTCTCGCTGACAGTATAGATGCGGAGTTGTATCGGATGAAGCAGGACAAGAGATCGAGGGCCTTCGCATGAGCAGAATGGAATGCTTATACAAGAATTTCGTGAACACTACGACGTTGATATCCGTCAACAACGGCACGTCGAACGTGGTGTATTTGATAGATCGCAAGCCAGACTATCAATTCCAGAGCGCAGGTGATAACAGTGATTTGACGACGACATCAATACGCATCGACTTCACGGACACGGAAAACATCGATCACATCGCAATTCAGAACTGCAATTGGAAGAGCTTCATCATATATTACAACAGCAACGCGGCGAATGTAATTACGCCGACAAGCATGTTAACGAATACTACCGTTTGGGCCACGAACAGCGAAACGAGTCTTTATATTTACTTCGCAACTACAGCTGTGCAGAGCGTATTCTTCGACATCACCGCGACGATGGTGGCCAACGAAGAGAAGAAGTGCGGCGACATATACATAGGGAAACGTTATCTTCAGTTCGAAAACAATCCAACGGCGAAGGACTATAAAGTCAAACGCAAGCGAAAGGAATACGTTCACGAAATGGCGAACGGCGGCTGGAGCCAATACGTTCTTGATACGAGCTATTATGCAGATATTAGTTTGAGCTATGTTACGGCGAGTGAAACGTCTCTATTACTCGATCTGTACGACGAGGATACCGAGTTTGTTTTTGTCCCGTTTCCGACAGGGACATCATGGGACGGTCAATTGTATGAGGTCAACTGGATAGGCGAGTATACGTTCGATCAGCCGGCGGCTAATAATTATACTGACGTTGGCTACAAAGGCGTGATGAAGCTGCGGGAGACGCCCAGGTAATGGATTTCATTTGGGGAGAATTCACATGGGCTGAGGGGCTCTGGGGATACGCTCCGGAGGCGAAAGCACTCCAGGAGGCTATCAAGGGCCACAAGCACAAGGTATTCCGCCGTCTCTACATGAAGCGCAGGGAGTCCACAGGCGAGTACGAAAGCGACTGGCAGCGCATACCCGATAAGTACGTTCAGAAGTTCGGCTCAGTTGATTACGGCGTGGATGATATCAAAGTCAACTTCTATCGGTACTCCGGCATGAAGTTGGTGCTTGATAACATCGACGGGTATTTCTCGGAAGTGTCTGACGCGAGATCGTTTTTCTATAACAAGATGACTCGTTTCCGAACGCTTGTGAAAGTCAACGCTGGCTATATCTACGATGGCGCGGAGTATCCGACTAATTCAACGCTATTCGTTGGCTTCATTGCTGATGACATGCCGTATAGAGATACGAGCCTGGTAGAGTGCGAGCTGAAGCATTTATCAGGGATATTCGAAGAGTTTCCGGCGTCGAACGTGACAGGGCTCGGAGTGACGCAGACGGCAAGTGATATTATCGATAACGTGCGCGACTTTCAGGATGCGGGATTAACATATTATTTCCGTAAATTCATAACATCGACAAACTGGTATATCGATACAACGACTGTAAACTATAATTTGGCAACGACTGCCGCGCTCGAAAATAAGTCTGTTTGGGAATTTATGACGAGCATAACTGAAGCGGAGAATAAAGTGCTGTATGTTAGCCGCGAAGGTGACTTGTATTTTAAGTCAAAAGGCGCGAACACCACAACGTCGATATGGCACTTTTCCGGAGTTGGCGACGACAATCTAGCGTTCGGGAAAAACATCTTGAAGCAGATCAGTATAGAGTCGTCAATCCGCAAGGTGTACAATCGGATACGGATCAAGTTCGGCACAGAGGACACAACAACTTCATACTACACGAAAAGTGAAACATGGCAGTGGGGTGATAGCTCGTCATCGTTCCTGTATGGAGTGCGTGAATATGAATATCAGAATGAATTTCTTTTGGAAACTACTGCGTCATTGATAGCGGATCAGATATTTACGGAATATCAATGGCCTAAGAAAGAAGTCAAATTACAATCGAAGTTCATCCCGCAGGTGGACATTGGAGATCCTGTTTCCTTGACGTATAAGACAACTCCGACGAACAGCGGCGGGGCACTGTGGGGATATTTCAACTGGGGTGAGGCGACATTCGGGGCTCCGGCTGGAGGATATAATATTAACATTGACAATGAGGACTTCATCGTATTGTCGTTGAAACACGATCTTGATAAATTCGTATCTGAAGTAGTTATAAGGGAAGCGTAGATGGCGTTTACGATATTTACATCCGGCACAGTGGCATATGCGAACGAGGTGATGGATAATTTCTATCACATCTCCGATGGTGACAGGATGCCGCGTGGTGGCGTGTCGCTTACTTCAGCAGATTCGACGTATGACATAGGGTCAGCAGCATTCAAGTGGAATAATATATATTGCAATACTCTAGACTTGGCTGGAATTGTTGTTGGTGACATATGGCAGTTACAAACAGAAGTTACTTTGTCGTCAACGGCCACTTCAGTTGAGATGACTGTCAGCGGAGACGATTATGATAATATGATTGTTCTATGTCATTTTATTCACGCTACGTCTACTGCTGTTATCAGAATGATATTTAACGGAGATTCATCTTCTTCATACGCTCGGATACAAATGAAGTCTATTTATATTGACGCTGCATCAGCAACGGCATTAACACAGGACCTTGTATCAAATGCAAACTATATAGAGATCGGGAACACAAACACCGTCAGCGATGCAAGGAACACATATGTCTATATGATGATGCCGACAAAAAGCACCGCTACCGCATATAAAGGATATTATAACAGGATATCGAACACGGCTACTGGAATAGTGACAACAAATATAACTGGAAGTTTTTCATATTATGGCACTGACACTATTACGTCGTTAAAATTCATGTTTACGAATGACGCCGGAACAGAGAGAAGTATCGATCCGAACTCAACAATACGGATATGGGCTAAGTAATGTCGTTTCATAATTTGGAAAATAGCCAAACTGCATTGGCCTCGGACGTAAACGACAATTTCACTTACGTCGGGCAAGGGTCTATATTGCCAATGTCGGCTAGTTCTTCAGGATTGCTTGAATATTCCGACAACACCGCCGATATGGGATCGGCCGCATTCCGTTGGGACAATATATATTGCAATAATGTTAATGTGGCAGGAAGTCTTATAACTGCGGATATTATATCATACATAGACGGAGTAACACTAACGACAACGGCTACATCGATAGAGTTTACAGGTCTTAATGGGGATGACTATTTTTGCATATATTGTACCGCTGAGTTTATTCCCAATACAAGTTCGTGTAATTATGTGTCCATGATATTAAATGGTGATTCTGCATCAAATTATAGCGTTCATAATGTAATCGGGACTACGCACACGGTAACAACGTCAAGAACTTCTACTGTAATATCGTTTCTGAACGGAACGACAACGGCATCGTATTTATCTAGAACTGACATGTATATATTTACAAAGGCAGGAACATATAGGGGGCTATTCGCCAATAATGTTTGCGGCAATACAATGGTTGAGTCAACAAACTACATGCATTCAACGTGGAAAAACTCAGCCGACACAATCACTAGCATAAAGTTTATTATGCACGAATCAGACGGAACTATTAGAGCATTCGATCCTGGTACGGTTGTAAAATTGTGGAGGATGTAAATGCCGTTTACTGTATTTGCAACTGGTGACACAATATCATCGTCAGAGTTTAATGATAACTACTATCACTATGGGCAGGATGATTTATTACCGCGTGGCGGTGTGTCTCTAGAAGCCACAACTAGCGTTTACGATCTAGGATCCGGAACATATCGATGGAAAAGTATATATGCGAACAATCTTACGATCATCGGATCTTTGACTGGATCATGGCAGCGCATATCGACTGTTGATGTATCAACGCCAGTTTCTCGTATAGAGCTGTTTGGGCTAAATGGAGATGTTGACGATCATTATATGATACTAGCAGATTTTGAGTTTTCTTCACCAGCGGCTGACACATATTTGTTGATGTCGCTAAATAGCAATTCAGAAATAGCTTATTATTCTAGGGGTTATGTCGTAGATGCACTCGCAGTATCAGTATTCAACTATACCGGATCTGGGATATATGTGGCGAATATCGGCACAATCGAAACTGGAACTGCTGTTATTCACTCAAGGATATCTTTGTTTTCTAAAACAGGCTATAATAAAATGGCTGTACTTGAAACTGGAGAATTGCAGGGATCGACTAATGGATCTCAGTATATACATAGAAAGTTCGGGGCAGTTATGAATACGACAACATCAGATACATTAACAACTATACAATTCTATTGTGATACGACAACTGGTGAATTTACTCGCGGGCATGTAGAGATATGGGCGAAGAGGTAGATATGAAGCCGACAATCGAGAAAGAGCTTAAAAACGATATATTGTGGTACTATGAAGTATCAGATGACAAGAAGGGCAACAAGTCACGGCGTCTTGTGGAAAAGCGTTTTACGTTGACTGACGATATAGGCGAGCATGCAGTCATAGAAAAATCCAACGGAACTATAATAAAGTTGCTGAAAAAGCCATCTAAGAAATATATCGAGAAAAACAAGAAACGTGCAGCAGCTATGAGGCCGAAACTTGAAGCGAAAGCGAAGAAGGAATCAGAGGAAAAACTAATAAACGAACGTATCCGCCAGATGGCTATTGACTCGCTTAAGAAAGAGGGCAAACTATGAGCACTCAAAAGTTTACAAACATATTCGGGGATACTGAGGTAGCCGGGTATTCCCCGGACGCTGATCGTGACTACTACAAAGTAACTGACGCGCAGACTGATCACAACTATTATCAGGACAAAGTATGCGAGGCGATCCGCTTTCTGTCGAACAATCCGACAACTACGGCTTGGATATTGTACGGCGGCTCGGTAACTGGAGACGGCGCGGGAGCGATTAACATCAACGCCGGGGCCGCGCTATCAGTCAACACAGCCGGAGCGTCTCGTATAGTGTCGTGGGATACACAGTCATCTGTTACGCTTCCTGCCGGGTGGAACGACAATCGTCAGATATGGGCTGTGGCCATGTACATGCAGACGCTGACAAGCGACTCGCGGACGCATAAAACTGCCGCGGTATCATATCACTATACTGCTAAGGACATGTATCTATCTGGTGACGACTTTTTTCTCGATTCTTCGCCATCATCTACGAAGGCGATTCTTGGAAGTTTCAAGATGAATGGGGCCTTGTATGCTGATCAGAGCGTTACATCGAGCAGATTCACACTTGGCATAGTTGACACTAATGTTGCGCTTGGAACGTCAGACATTAAAGTGCCGAGCCAAAAAGCAGTAAAAACGTATGTCGATACCGCCGTTGTCGGATCTGTGTCAGCTCAAGCACACATTCAAAAGCGTCATACTGTAATATCTGGTACTGTCGATTCGGAGGGGAAAGCAGCGTTCTTAGTTGCGACAGGCACTAGCATATCAATCGTTGCAACAGCAACTTGTATTATGACAATTGCAAATGGATATAATTCTACTGGATCGCTCGACTATGTATATGCAATAACAACGAACACGACTCCGGCGTCTTGGGATTTCTCAGGTATCGGTTCCGCGACAACGAAATATTTATTTGTGGCGTATGATGGATCAACGACAACGTGGGGACAGACACAATCATCCGTAATGCCCACTTGTGTGTATGTGCTTCCAGCCGCTAGTGCTGGAGCTCTTGGACATTATGCGTTTGTTATACCTGAGATGGTTGGCTATTGGTGTACCGGGACAGCATACACGGCGTCTATGTTGCTACCGATAGGAGAAGCATCTATTACCGCAGTTCCAGCTATATCTGCCATAAAAACGTATGCGATCAACGGTCTTTACATGATGTCTCAGTCAACACTCCAGGCGGCAGGAACTAGGCTGTCGGTTAGCCATAACATCGGCACTGACAAGATAACGGCTGAAAAGTGGTATATTTGCATTGATACTGATGTCGGATACGATGTAGGAGAAAAGTCTCACCCCGCGGAGTATTATGGTGGTGGTGTTTCTGGTCTTGGCCTCGGATACACCAGGACAGAAATATTCTCAGTCAAAGGTGCTGGCGGAACTTATATGGGATATGGTACTGGGACTGGGTCGCACGCACTAATCACAGACAACAAGTGGAATGTTATAATGCAGGCAGAGAGGTTTTTCTAATGAAGCATTATATATCTCATGTTAACAATAGTTATTATTCAGGACAGAGAGTAAACTCAAAGGACGTTGAAGTTTCCGAGCGTCCTGGCGTTCCGTTCTTCTGGTCGTCAGGTAAATGGGCAAAGGATGATGCTCTTGATAAGAAAATATTTAACGACTCGATATTGTTGCAGCTTGAAACATTGGACAAAAAGCGGATACGTCCGTGTGCTGAAATCGGAGACGATAATGTGACAGCGACGGATAAGCAGAAAGCGAAAGATTCTCTTAAATTATTGAACGAGCAGGCCGCGGCTCTGCGTGCTCAACTCATAAAGTAAACGGGAGGATAGGTATATGATTTGCAGACTCTACCGCATGGCGATTTACTCTCTAGTGTTGGCTTCTGGGTTAATGTTGCTGTCGCTCTCATTACAAGTTTTGCAGTATTTGTTATAAAACAGTTGAAGTTTTCTGACCGCCAGCAGTGGAAGAAGATCGACGAGATATCGAAGCAGTTGGACAAATTGCAGGGAGCGCATGACGTGATAACGTCTAAAAATAGGAATCGTGGATAAATGGATCGTTAAACTTGCGAAGCTGTTGTTGGATAACTGGCGTCATAGCTGTGTCGTTATCCTGACGATAGGCTTGGCGATGAGCGGATTTAAGTTTGCCATCGGGCCGCTACACTGTGAGAAGCAGAAGATTCGAACATCGGCAAAGGCGCAGGCGGAGAATGTCAAGAGATAGAGCGCGTGAGCTATTTTGCGACATTTATAAGTTTTATGATGTCGGAAACGAAGAGTCGACAAAGTACATACACGACTGTACGAACATCTGGAAGCTGGCGAAAATGACTATTGAATACCTGGAGGAGCGCGATGCCGATCAATGACACGCCGAGATATGTCAATCAGTACTATGACGTGACTGATCTGCCGGAGACGGCGAAGGACGAGCGGAAACGGACGTGTAACGTGTCTTGTGTCGCCATGATAACTGATCAGGATGTTAACGAGGTATTGCAGGACTTCTTCGAGCGTTACGGGAAGGGCGACGAGTTCCAATACGAAGAGAATCTTGTCAAGTACCTGGAAGAGAACGGGTATGATTGCAATCGCATCACGAAGCCTGCATGGCCGCGGGCTCGCGTGCCGATGAAGTCGGAGCTCGAAGAGATGAAATTATATCTTGACAAGGGCGCGGTGATATTGTATCATAAAGATGGACACTATCAGATAATGATTGGATACGAAAGCGGCGGATATATCTTCAATGATCCCGCGGGAGATCGCAAGCAAGCGCAGAAGGACAGAAGCCGCGAGTCAGGGCATTGCGTCTTGTATCCTGCTTCGATGATAGAGAGCGAGAGAATATACGGGAGTTGCTACGGTGTGATAATATGAATTGGCTCGGAAAACTTTTCTCGGATAGCTCGGAAGTGTCCACGACGAGGATCCAGTCCATGATGCTGATCGTCGTAGGGATCGGCATCTCGATAGCTGGATTCGTCGCTTGGTGGATGTACAATAAGGACTTGACGGGAATCATCGGACTCGCTGGAATGCTTATTGGCACTGGTGTCACAGGCAAGGCCATACAAAATGTCGTCACAAACAAGCAGTGATATAGTATTCGTTCAGTCGCGCTCTTGTCGTGTTGGGAGATATAAGATGTATCAATTCAAGTTCGAGAAGCGAACAGACGGGTATTACTATTGCAATGTATTATATAATGGAGCAGTTATAGGAAACGGTGTATTTTCTTCGGTAACAAGCGCGAGTGAATATCTTGACAGGATGCGTGAGGAATATGTTTTATAAAATTGCCGTCTCGCTGTTGGTCCTCGTCCTGGTGTACTTCGCAGGATTTGGAACTCACTATTATTGTTTCCGCGAAGAGCCTGTAGTCAAGTGGAAAACGAAGATCCAAACTGATATAGTATATCGGAATTATCCAACGGTGTCTCTGCCGCAGTGCATAGACAAGCTGAAGTGCTACGACACGTCAGAGCCGCGGCTTGAGATGGAGCAGCTAGACGTTGGGACGTACCGCATAGGTGCTGGCCTGTGTGATCGTAGTTGGAGCCGCGACATGACTATTGAAGTCGGTGAAGGCGGAAACTGGAAATTCTATTTCGGTGGAGCAGTGGCGGCCATCGGAGTTGTTGGAATATTGGCCGCGACTGGCGCAATTCGTTAAAAGCTCTCCTTTGTAAAACTTCCTGGGCCCCATCCTACGGGGCCATTTTTTTGCCTAAAAAATACATATTTTAGTTGACTACCTACGGAGGTGTTGTTATTAGTATAACATACTGAATAAAGGAGGCTATTATGCCGAGAAAAGTAGCTATACGTTCGTTTGCCTTTTCGAGTGAAGAGGCGATGGCGGAAGTGATGGAGATGATCGAGTTCGTGAAAGAAAAGCGTCACTGGCCGCAGGGGATCATGATCCAGGAGGCGATGAAGCTTCTTGTGGAGAAGATCAAGCTGGAAGGATAGAAACAAACAAAGGAGAGCGAGATGGAAACTAAACACACGCAGGACAAATATTTTGATTCGTTGGAGCGGCTTGGTATTGAGCCGAAAAAGTATGTGCTGACGCTTCATGTGGGAAACAGACGAGCGCAGTCCTTTACGCTGCATGAGCCTGGAGCTGTGCTTGACGAGTTTTCGATGTGTGAGTTCACTTATTTCAAGACTGACACGAAGCTGCGAAAACTCACGCTGGAGCAGGCGAAGGAAGAAGTCAAGGACTACTTGATATTCTTCGAGAGCAAGTACGTTCACGGCTGCATGCACCGGATCTATCACACTGTGCCGGATGATCGCGTTATAGACACGGTGCGCGATCATGTTATGATGTTCAAGGACTAAGGAGAGAAATATGGCAACGAAAAAGAAAGCAGAGAAAGAAGTTAAAAAGGAAGTGGCCAAAAAGGAGCCCATGAATCTGTACGGTGATCCGTCTATGCTGGCGGACTTGGTGCTAAAAGGCGACTTGCGGACGTTCACGCCTGAGCAGAAGGCAAAGTATTACACTAATCTTTGCCAGTCTATGGGGCTTAATCCGCTGACGAAGCCGTTTGACTTGATCGTGCTAAACGGGAAAGAGGTGTTGTACGCTAACAGGGCTTGCGCCGAACAGCTCCGAAAGATCAACGGCGTTTCCATCGTGGACATGACTCACACGATGAACGGAGACGTTTACACGGTGTCTGTGAAGGCCCAGGACAAGACAGGCCGGTACGATATGGCATCAGGTAGCGTTAACGTCAAAGGCGCAGGCGGTGAGGTCCTCGCCAATCTCACGATGAAGGCGGAGACGAAAGCCAAACGGCGCGTCACGCTGTCGATCTGTGGGCTTGGCATGCTTGATGAAACGGAGGTGCAGAGCATACCACAGCCGAACTATCCTCGTTATACTGCGCCAGAAGCTCCACAGTCTACTGAGGGACGACTTACGATAGACGAGGCAGTGGAGCATATCGGCAAGTGTCTCACGATGCAGACGCTTATTTCCAGCGTTATGGAGCTCAAAAAGTCCCGCTGGACTGAGGACGAGAAGAAGCGGCTAAACGACGAGTACACACGGATGAGCGCGATCTTGGCGGCGGAGGGCGAGAAATGAATCATCTATCCTTCAGCCAAATAGATCGCTATCGTAAGTGCGGACGACAATACGCTTTCATCTATCTGGAGGGCTTGCGCATGCCTCCAGGTATTGCGCTTGTCAAGGGGTCCGCGGTGCATCGTGGAATTGAGTACAACAGTTTGTACAAGGTAGCGACACGCGAAGAGATGAAGCGCAGCGATGTCGTGGACTACACGGTATCAGAGTTCGAGAAGCGCATGAGCGAGGAGGAAGTTGTCGTCAAGGACGGCGAGGATCCTGGCGCGGCGAAGGACTCTTGTGTCAATCTCATTGACTTGTATATGGGTGAGATCAGTCCCACGATACAGCCGATGCACGTCGAAGCTGAGATCGAGCTCAATATCGACGGCGTACTGCCGATCAAGACTGTCATTGACTGTATCGATGACGACGAGCGGATCAGGGACTACAAAACAACGGGCAAGAGTAAGACGCAGGCGGATATTGATAATAGCTTGCAGATGGATATTTACGCGATGGCGTATCATCAGAAGTTCGGCCACTGGGCCATCGGATCGTCGCTCGATGTTCTTGTGGAAACGAAAACGCCGAAGTATCAGCGGCTTGATACGGTGGCGACAGTAGAGAGCGTAGCGCGTGCCGAGAATATCATACGCGCTGTGCAGTCAGGTATTGAGAAGCAAGCGTTTGGGCCTGCTCCTGAAGGGGCGTGGTGGTGTGGATCTAAATTTTGCGGCTTCTGGAGCCGCTGCGAGTTCGGGGGAAAACGATGAAAAAGCTGTACGATCTATCAGTAAAAACTGGAAGCTATACCGACAAGAACGGCGCGACTAAAGGCCGTTACGAAAACATCGGCTCTGTGATGCAGGGAGACAAGGGAGCGTTTATTATGCTGAAACGCACTTTTAATCCTGCTGGCGTAATCAATCCGGATGACAGGGATAGTATTATTGTGTCGATGTTTGCGCCGAAGGAGCAACAGCCGACTATTCCGGCAGCGGACGACAATCCGTTTGATGACTCCGCTATTCCTGGTGGAGACACGACGCCGTTCTGATGACTCCGGAAACGGGCGTTAAGCACCAGGTGAAAGACTATCTGCGCTTGCGCGGGTGGATGGTCTATCACAATCTCGCCGGGCTTGGCTGCTATCCTGGGCTGAGTGACATGGTAGCGATCAAGGACGGCGTGGTGCTGTTTATTGAGTGCAAGGCAGGCATAGGCCGGCAGTCAGATAAGCAGCGGATGTTTCAGGTGTCTCTGGAGGCGCACGGAGGCCGATATGTCCTGGCGTATGGCTACGAGGACGTGGAGCGCTATCTGTATGAGCATGGATTAGAGAAAGAATACTGCAAACAGGAGATACTTATATGAGCATGGTTGATGACTTCGCAAAGATTGAAGAACTGCTACGCGATCTTCTTCGGCGCATGATTGAATCAGAAAAAGATGAGTAAACTAATAAGAGTTTTTCCGAGAAAAACAAACGCAACTCCTGACGACGATGATGTCAGATTTTACGAGCCTGGTGTATTCGATGAGGCTGATTCTGTAAGAGTATCGTGTGCGTTCACATGGGATATGCAAATAGCGGAGGAGCTTGCTGAGGCATGGAGAGGCGTCACGCCAGACGTAACGGTTGGCGGCCCCGCATATGACGATCCCGGCGGGGAGTTTGAGCCGGGGATGTACATAAAGCGTGGTTACGTGATGACAAGCCGAGGATGTCCGAATCGTTGTTGGTTTTGTTCCGTCCCGAAACGGGAGGGGGCCATCCGCGAGCTTGCGATACATGACGGCTGGAATATAATCGACAGCAATCTTTTGGCGTGTTCGCGGAAACATATAGAGAGTGTGTTCTCAATGTTGTCGAGGCAGAAAGAAAATCCGCGTTTTACTGGTGGATTGGAGGCTGCACGGATGGAGCCGTGGATCGCCGATAGATTGCGCGACTTAAAACCGACTACAGCATATTTTGCCTACGACACTCCAGACGATTATGAGCCGCTTGTTTCTGCGGTAAAAATGTTGAGGTCGAGCGGAGCGATGACAGGAAAGCACGGTGTCTATATGTGCTATGTGCTTATTGGATACAGGGGGGATACGATAGAGAAAGCGGAGAAGCGATTGCGGTCGGTTATTGGTCTTGGTCTTATGCCTATGGCTATGTTATATAACCGTGGATGGAACATGGAGAATAAAAGACCGTGGTTAAAATTTCAGCGAGAGTATGCCAACAGAATCATCGTAGGTAGCAAGATGAAACAGGAGATACTTATATGAGCACACGATGGAAGGCCATAAAAGACGCGCCGGGCTTCTTGGTGTCGGAGTATGGCGATGTACGCCGGGCGTTTTCAGATACTGTGCGGACGCTTCAGACTTCGATAAACGGGTATAAGTTTTTCGCCATCCATGTAGACGGGAAGATGAAAAACATCTATGTGCATTCGACTGTAGCAAAGCTATTTTGCAAGGGCCGCAGGAAGGGCCGACAGGTGAATCACATCGACGGCGATAAGACGAATAATCGTGCTGACAATTTGCAGTGGGTGACAGCAAAGGATAATATGCGACACGCTGTTCGGATGGGCTTACATCGCAAGGGCAAGCACAAGAGCGACGAGGAGATCCAGGCGATGTACCTGGAGCGCGATCAGTACAGCCAGAATCGATTGGCGATACGACACGATATGTCTCGGACGTGCGTCAATATGATACTGAACGGCAAGCGCAGGGCATCGGCTATCTGGGAGCTGAAGCAGCTTGAAGGGCTCGCGCTGTGCGATGAGATGGGGAAGTACCGCGGGAAGCAAGTAGTTTTATAAAGGAGGACGTGATGAAAAAGCTAGTACTGTCGTTGGTGTTGTTGTGCGGCTGTGTGTCTTTCGAGCCGGTAATCGAGAGCAGGCACGACGTTTATTCCGGAGTGTCCTCGCAGCAGTTCGCGGCTAAGTTCTCGCCGGACGGGCTGAATCTGTACACGGTGAAGCTGATCAAAGCGAAGAGCGATATGGTGTCTCATATGATCTTGCTTAATGCAGACATGAACGGCTGGAAGTTTATTGACAGCGTTCGCGTGGTGGCGGGGGAGTCTCGGATTGCGTCGAAGTCTGTTGTGGCTCCGATCCGCAGAGTGTATCGTGCGCGCGTTCGTGAGATCGTGACGTTTCCGCTGACGAAAGCTGAGTTTGACAGCATCGTCGGGGCTCAGTCTGTGATGATGCGATTCGCTGGCACTCGCGGACTTGTGGAGTGCGTCTTTAACGCTGACGAAATACGCAAACTGTCAGAGTACAAAATTCTAGTAAGCGCGAAGAAATAGCTTGACACGCACGCGCAGTATGGGTATGTTTACTGCGGATTGCGATATTTGTGAATAACGAATATCCGAAAACTCTTGGACAAGCCTGCGGTGAGAGCCGCAGGGCGTTTTTTTCAAAATAGTTGACAGCCGGATAAATTCCCCATCCGCCTGTCAATTGCAGACAGCGAGCCGCTTATTTCAATCCGGGGAATCTCCGAAAGGAGGGATTGAAGTAGGCGGCTTTTTTATTTTAGAGGTGTATGGTGAACAAGTATTCTGAAAAATTGAAACATCTACTTGAACATGGTGATATATGAGCGACAACGGAAACAAGATTGAGTTATCCGGTATATTCTCAGAAGGATATGGAATAATACCTAAGAAGCTGATGAGATCAAAGGACATTGGCATTTACGAAAAAGCAGTGCTTGCGTACATGTTGAGCTATACCGGAGGAGGAAACGAGTGCTTCCCTAGCTACGAGAGAATATCCGACGAGCTTGGAATTAGCAAGATGACAGTATCAAAATCCATCAAGAGGATCATTGCGACTGGATTTATACGCAAAGAAAAGCTGTATCCAAACGATCCTTTAAAACATAACAATAAGTATATTTTGACGTTTCTTGATAGTACACCTAGTGTACTAACGACAGTACAACAGACTGACTCACGCAGTAAGTCTCGCGTACCTTCGCAGTACACTACGTTTACAAGTAATAATAACACTACTAATAATAACAGTAATAATAATAACATAAAGAGAAAGGCTCTTATTCCACCAACACTTACAGAATTACAGACATATATAACAGATAAGAAATATAACGTTGACGCAAAGTATTTTCTTGAATACTATACGGAAAGCGACTGGCATGATGCAAACGGGAATAAAGTCCGCAACTGGAAACAAAAAGTTATTACATGGCACGGGCGGAATAAGGTGCGGCCCCGCGACAATCAAGTCCGCACGATATCCGATGCAGAGCGCATAAAGGCTAAGAATCAGAAAATATACGAGGAGCTGAAGTGGAGAGAATGATTGTATCGTGGTTTAGTGCCGGTGTATCAAGTGCAGTTGCTACTAAGATGGTTATCAACAAGTACGGTGATGTTAAAGTTATTTATACTCATATCGACGATCAACACGAAGATACATTGAGATTTATTAAGGACTGTGAGGATTGGTTCGGCGTTCCGGTAGAGATTAACCAGTCAGAATTAAAGAGTGTGGAAAATGCTTGCCGTAAGGCAGGATTTATAAATTCGCCGCATGGGGCGGCTTGCACTAGATTATTAAAACGCAGGGTTCGGCAGATTTGGGAGATGGAACACGGGAAGGATTGCACCTATGTGTGGGGTTTCGATTGTGGAGAGAGAGAGAGAGCCGAGCGGCTTCTAATCTCCATGCCGGAGTGCGAGCATTTGTTCCCGCTGATTGATGGCAATATTGACAAGGCAGCGGCTCATGGGATACTTGATGCGGCGGGGATAAAAAGGCCGGTGATGTATGATATGGGATACCCGAACAATAATTGCATCGGGTGCTTGAAGGGAGGGATGGGGTACTGGAATAAGATTCGTGGCGATTTCCCGGCTGTGTTCGCGTCGAGGTGCGAGCTTGAAAGCATTATAGGCGGGAGAATATTCAAGGAGTTTAATTTAATAGACTTGCCGAAAGATCGCGGAAGGATTATGCCAATTATAGTTCCTGACTGCGGATTATTTTGCGAGGTTATGTGATGACACACGCAGACTTCATAAACGCCATCGAAGCGTATTACGGCGAGTATAGAAACGCAACAGTTAACGGAGTTGTGCTGTCGTATGTTATGAATAACTACCGCGAGAGCGAGCTTGAAAACTTGCTGGAGCGAGTTATTGCCAACTACTCGAATCAGTATAAAACTCCGCCAGACGTCGCGGCTATACGCAAGCTGACAGTGCCTGACACCAGGGCGATGGAGGCAGAGGCGCGGCATGAGTTCAAGCGGATAGTTGACAGCGTGAATATCTATCGTGACTTGATCGTGGATAACGTCGCGGCCCAGGAAGCACTTATAGACTGTGGCGGGTATGTAGCTCTGTGCAATACGGACGTGGACAAGCTGCCATTTGTAGAGACTCGTTTTATCAAGTCATATTGCTACTACCGAGAGAGCCCACCTGACGTGGAGCGTAAAGTGCTCCGCGGAATAGCCGACGAGTCCGAGCCGATCTTGATATCGTCAAGTGTGCCGCAGCTGTCGAATAAAAACATAGCACAGCTCGAAAACAAAGCGAATAAAGAATTTTCTAAACTTGTTAATGACTTAACAAGAAAAATGCTGGAAGAGTAATTTTTAGTTGACGCATAACAATAAAATAAATATAGTGTTGTTATAAAAAAAAGGAGAGTTGAAATGCGTAAGATAAACATCGACACAGCCGTAGATAAGCAGGGCTCCATTAGCGAGACGGCGCGGAAGCAGATCCGCAATTTCCTCGTATTGTCTGCGAATAAAAATGTGGAGTTCCGCATTGAAGTTGTGGACAAGCCTGCGCAGTACGCGCATCGTTTTTATCGTGGATATCTTCTGCCGGATATCACGCACGCAGCAGGCGAGACTGATCGAGACAAGATGCACTTCGAGCTTAAATATGAATATCTGTTTGCTAAGTGCGACGACATCAACAGCATCGATGGCAGGTATTTCCGAAACGGGTATTACGCTTTCCGCCGCGGGACTAAGCTATTATATCAGCACTTGCAAGGGCTCGCGCTCCTGGTGGACGACGACGATAAACTGCTCGGATATATTCCATCGTTGGCTACGGTGACGATGGATGAAATGATGGAATATCTCGGCAAGCTGGAAATACGTCTTACTGATGATCTGGGCGGACATCTCGGATGCAGCAAGTCTAGCCGCTTGGATGACGTGACATTTCAACAACACCAGGAGCACGTTCTAGAGATGCGGGGGAAGATATGGAAAAGCTGATAGTTCTAGTTTCGTTTATTTGCTTGATAGCTATTTGGTACAGGGACAAGCGCAAGCGCGATGCTGAGTTCCTGAATTTAGAAAAATACTACAAGGAGAAATACCGGAGATGATTAAACGGCTGGCGTATTTCGGACTTGCGGCATGGGCGATAGCAACGACGATAATGGTGATGCGTCTAAACGGGCGTGTCTATGAGCTCGAAGAAGAGATGGAGCTACAGAAGGCAATTACTACAGTGTATCTTGCTCCCGATGAGCATGTAGTGGAGTGCTATCGTCAGGCGATATGGCGCGAGAAGATCGAGACGCGGGATGACGTGCGGCAATAAAATAATTGCGGAGGTAGTATCATGAAGTCAAATAGATTGTCGAAGTCTTTGGTGCGGTTTTGCGTATGCGCTGTTATATGCTGTGCCGCGTCTGGATGCAATAAGACCATCTGCGAAGTGTATAATGGCGGGATAAAGGTTGATTCGTCTTGTGTTCGGCCAGTGCATTGTGGCAGGATGTTCTCTGGGTCACACTATAAGGACACTGGCATTTCGTGCCAATAGATGAGCGGCATTGCATATAACAGTCATGGCGTAGGCGTAGGCCGAAGGAGGAAATATGAATTTATTTCATGAAATAGTCGCGGTTAAGAAACAAAGTCTATGGTCTAAAATAAGGTCGGCTGTCGTTTACGCCGTGTTAGCGGAAGTACCGCCGTGCGGCAGTTACAGAGATCAATGGCATGGTGATTACGTATGCAAATATAGTCCTGATTTTGAGTGCGAACAGTGCGTATGTGTGGATTATTTTAGAGGATACGATCCGAGGACGGGTAATAAATTCAAAAAGTTTAGGCGGTATTTCCGCTAACAGCATTACAAGCTATGCGCCGTGAAATGGCGTATAGCGGTTGTTGTGCGCCGTGCCGAGTGTAGCAATAGATTGTTTTAGCGAGGTACACGGATGTACCGAAGCGTAGAGGGGGGCTGGTTGTGGAAATACTTGGCAAGTTAATATTGACGATTCCATTGATAATGCTTCTTGCATATATCGCGGATGCCGTTCATGAAAGCCGTGTGTTCTATCTTGCAATATGTGTTCTAATGGCGGTAGAGTTTATATTGATTGGTGCTTATGTGTGGTGTATGTGAGGTACAGGACGTACCGAAGCGCAGAGGATAGTTTAATGATGGTAAAAAAAATAAATAGGATTGATTGCAGCGAATATATTTTAGAGTTGCACTATGCTAAAAGATGGCCGTCAATATCTTATGCGTTTGGATTATTTGTTGATAATGAACTGTGTGGTGTTGTAACTTATGGAACACCGGCAAGTGCCCCACTTAGAAGGGGAATTGCCGGAGATAGGTTTATTTCTGATATTTTAGAATTAAATAGACTCTGCTTAAAATACAATAGGAAAAATGAAGCAAGTTTTCTTGTCGGGAATAGTTTAAAAATGTTACCAAAAAATAAAATAATTGTGTCTTTTGCAGATAGTAGCCAAAATCATGTTGGATATGTTTATCAAGCAACAAATTTTATTTATACAGGACTCTCGGCGAAAAGAACAGATTGGAAAATAAAAGGGAAAGAACATTTACACGGGCAGACCATAGCGGATGAGTTCAGAGGATGTGAAAACAGGGCACGGGCAATGCGGGATAAATACGGGGATGATTTTTATTTACTTGATAGACCGAGAAAACACAGATATTTATTTATTGTCGGGGATAAGAATTATAAAAAAGAGGTTATGAATAATTTAAAATACAGTGAATGTTCATACCCAAAAGCGTATCATGGTATCGCATCGGCTATGTCTGAACAGTGGGGGTAAATCATGCAAAAGGACAAACAATATATTTGGGCAATATTGATTAAATACAATGAGTACCTTATTGAACATGGATATGTTGACTATGATATATTGTACGAGGGAAATCCAGAAAAAGAGTTTTTGGATATTTTTATGCAACGGGCGGCCACGGATGGCCGCCGCCGATAGGCTCGGCATGGCGTACAACAGATTGCGGATATGCGAAATTGCGAGGAGGTAAACGGTGGACTGTTTTGACTGTATGCACAAGGTAGTATGTAGGCACGTTGTATTTGGCGAGCGCGTGAATGGGTGCGGGTGCACACACTATGAGCCTCGCAATTTGCCGGAGGCGAACGCATATTCGCTGTTAGCGGATGTGCGGATTGATATTGAAAACTTAATTAGCCAATATACAAGTTTATTTATGGCAAACATTGCCGGAGATAGTGATGATGAATATGTTATATCAGAGTTAAAAAAAATTGAAAATAAATTGAAAAGATTAAGCGAGCATTTCCGCTAACAGGTTATATGCGAAACTTATTACAGATATCGCGCCCACTCAGCGCGGAGGGCGAAGGAGGGGAGATGAAGATACAGCGGTATGATTGCTTGCGAACGTGTCCTCGCGGAATGGAGGAGGTATGGCTGGGAAAATATTGTTTGCACTCCGACATCGAGCCGCTTCTCCGCGAGCGGGAGGATATAGCAGAGAATCTTGGACGAGTGGTGAATAATCCATTCAATCCAGTTGCGACTAAGTATGTTATCCGTTGCATTTTAGATCGCATCACCGGGGAGGTGGAGAGATGAAATATTATACTACGCGAGGGAGGGAGCATGAGGAGCGAGAGAGATATTGTAAATATTCATAGTGTGTTGACGAAATGTTTTGAGTGTGGGATGATAGGCATTAACTTGCCTGACGTAACAACGTGCGGAAATTGCAATAGTTCTGATACTGTGCGATATTACGACGAGAAAACAGTATTATCTATACTATCGGGCGACGACACTTTCCGCGACGATGTGCGAGAGCTGATCGAAGCATATGATATGTGGAAAACGAACTACGGAACTACGTTTGAGCCTTCACGGTGGCAGAAGGTGATATATCAAATAGACAAAGTCCGCGATCATTTATCTGGAGAGTAAGAGGGATGATACGCCCATGCCAGCGATGCCGCACACGTCCGGCGACACAGCGACATCACCGCTTTCCGCAGACGAAGGCCAACGTCAAACACTACGGACGATCCCTGATAAACAATTCACTAAACATAATGCTAGTATGCGAGTACTGCCACTCAGGCCATGCGGATATGGATGGAGATATCTGGACGGAGCACGACTTTCGGACTGCTTTGGACGCTGCTGGAATAGTGTTACCGCCTCCGAAAAAAAGTTATAAATTCCAGAGAAAAAGAGTTGACGATTAACATAAAAATACATATATTATTAACATAAAGAACAAAGGAGAAATGCAATGACTACAAAGCAAGTTGAGAAGAGCAGAAAAGACGCGAAGCAAAAAAAGAATTTGAGCGATCTGTCGAACATGGCTAGGAAAATAGCTGAATACAATTTGGATGCAGTCGGATATTACTTTTGCGTGATCGATGGCGTCAAAACAGAGATAATCAAATAGTAACAAAGGAGAACGCGATGATTTACACTGTAACTTACTTCAACAAGCACAACAAGAGTTTCGAGGTCGCCGGCTATGCTGATACGCTTAAAAAGGCGAAGCGTTTGGCGAAAGTTTTTACCGATCCTCGGATTGTGGAATGTGGAACTATCCCAGAAATATGGATGGGACAGCCAGGCGGGATGACGATCAGTTATTAAGAAAAGCGGAGAGGGGCGAGAGCCCCTCTGAAATACAAGACAAAGGAGAATTAAGATGACTATAAACAGAGTTGGAAACATCGAGATTTGTAAGCAGGAAGTAGGACAGGTGGCCGGCGTCAAATTCTTCATCGAAGCGCGTTTCACATGGGAAGGCAAAAAGATCGAGTTCATCGATATTGACGCATACGGGGAAGTACACTACCGATATGTGGAAGGAGATAGGCTGTATGACTATACGGAAAAGCTCGATCTGGACGAGACGATAAAAGACAGCATCATCGCGCATCACCGAGATGAGATCACGGACGAGTATTACGAGAAGCTGCGCGACGATGACGATCAGGACTATCTTCGCCGCGAGTTTTATTCAATTGCTATGTAACCTCCTAAAAGGGTATTGGTATTTGCGCCTCCAGCGATGGGGGCGTTTTTTTTGTTGACAAAAAACAATACATAATGTTTGTGTAGCTATCAACTGAGAATATGGATTATAAATATTACATCTACCGCCTTCAGTGGTGGTTTCGCGGATTCCTCCGGTACGATCTCCCGATACATATTGACATCGAGCTAAACAATAACTGCAATCAGGCGTGTGTATCTTGCTGGCACAGTAAGCCGGAAGAGCGCAAGTTCGAGATCGCTCAAATGCCGTGGGAAGATGTAGAGCGCATTCTATGGTATTTCTCTAAGACTGCCAAATCCGTGAAATTCAATCTTCGCGGCGAGCCTGCGCTTGCGGTAACTCTTATTCCGGCGATCAAGCTGGCTAAACAGCTTGGCTATATTGACGTAATGATAAACACTAATCTGACGATGGTCCCGCAGCTTCTTGACGAGATACTAGACGCCGGTATTGACACGATTATTGTCAGCGTGGATGCGTCAGACGTTGGGACATACCAGAGGCTTCACGGATCTACTCCGGATCAGTTCTATCGCATGCGGTCAAATATCGCATACCTGCATCAGTTGAAACGATTTAACAAGCTGAAAGCGCGGGTCCGTCTCAATTTCCACAAGAACGCATTGAATTGGGATGATGATTTTGCTGTTTTCAAAAAGCATTATCCTGAGTTCAAGATTGTTGAACGATATACCGAGCGGCGCGAAGGCTCTGACATTTCGAATACTCCGAAGCGCAGGAAGCGGAAAAAGATGTGTCCGCACATGAATCGTCGCGTGACGCATCTAGCCAACGGGAAAGTATATCCTTGCTGCGTATGTTATAACGAGCCTGAGGACATCCAGATCGGCATTAAAGGCTATGTGTCGTGGGGGAAACGGCATGAGCTCAGGCGTATATATGACATCGACATGCCGGAGACTTGCCGAAATTGCACTAGCGCGGATATATGGGCATGATGGACAGATGCGGAATTATCGTTACGGCGCGGGTGAAGTCAACGCGACTTCCCGAAAAGGTGCTCGCCAGGATCAAGAATCGGTATGCAATCGAGATCCTGCTTGATCACGTCATCGCGGACGACAACAAATATCAAGTCATCTTGGCCATACCTGAAAGCAAGGAAAACGACATCCTGGAGCAGATCGCCATTGACAAGGGCGTCGATGTGTACCGCGGCTATGATGACAGTCCGCTGCATCGCTTGTATCACTGCGCTGTAGACAACGACTTCCAGCACGTCGTCAGGATCACAGCCGACGACATCCTGATCGATCAGACGTTGATGCGGAATCAGATCAAGTTCCATATCCGCGGCGGGCTCGATTACACTTATATGAAGCAGTGTCCTGAAGGCATCGCAGGCGAAGTGATAAAAGTATCTGCCTTAAAAAAGGTGATTGAGAAAGTTGGCTCTACGCCGGTAGAGTTTGTAAGCTATTACCTGAAAAACGATAAATTCATTTACAAAGAGTATTTCCCGCCGTATGAATACAAGTTCAGCTACCGCCTGACGATGGATTACGAGGAGGACTTGACTCTTCTGCGCCTGCTTCACGTCTCGCTGTCGGAGCCAATCGGCACGCTTGATATTGTTAACTTTCTGAAGAATCACAAGTACTTTCTGCAGATCAATCATCTTCCGCAGGTGACAATATACACTTGCAATTACAATACAAGTAAGTACATCCGAGAGTGCATAGATAGCGTGATAGCGCAGACGTTCGGGGATATCGAATACATAGTCATAGACGACAAATCGACTGACGACTCTATGAACGTGATAATGGAGTGGTACACTACTCTACCGGAGCCGACGAGGAAGCGTGTAAAAGTGCTGAGAAACGACAGGAATATCGGTCTGTCGGCGTCTAGCAATAGAGCACTGAAGCACGCACGCGGTAGATATATTATGCGTCTTGACAGCGACGATGTGCTTCTACCGGAAGCAGTCGAAACTATGATAGAGACGCTTGACATAGAGAACGCGCAGGCGGTATTATCTGGATATTATGACGCTGACGAGGACATGAAGGCCACCGGCGAAGTGCTAGAAAATAGATGGCATCCGGCGTCTTGCTTGATATCCAAATGGTGCGTAAACGAGATCGGATACAAGGAAGATGTGAAATATCTTGACGGTCCTCCGTTCTGGGAGTCGTTCCGCAAGAATTACAAAGTGGCGTTTGTTGAAAAGCCTTTGTGGAAATACAGGCATCATGACAGCCAAAAGACGGCGCAATCAGATCATCCTTGCAATAGTGGCGCGGTGAAAACATGAACATACTAATAACTGGAGCAGCAGGATTTATCGGTTTCCATTTGGTGGAAGCTCTCAAAAGGGACAATAGTGTTGTGTGTATTGACAATCTAAACGATTATTATGATGTAAGAATTAAGAATGCGAGACTCCAAAAAATAGGATTTGATATTTCTACTGGTCTGTATGATGTTAATGATTATAATGTTAAGTTTTATAAGGAATCGATAGAAAGCAGGACTGGTCTTGAAAAAATATTTGCTTGGAATAATATAGACATGGTGATACACCTCGCAGCGCAGGCTGGCGTGAGATACTCAAAGATAAATCAGGATGCTTATATAGATTCAAACGTAACTGGATTCGTAAACATTCTGGAAATGTGCCGCGAGTTCGGCATTAAAAAAATTATATATGCCAGTAGCTCGTCAGTATATGGAGCTACACAAAACAGTTTATCATCAGAAACAGACAGGACGGATACTCCTGTAAGTCTATATGCAGCAACGAAGAAGTTCGACGAATTGTGCGCTAATGTATATGGCAATATGTATAATATGTCATCGGCTGGACTACGATTCTTCACGGCATTTGGTCCGTTTGGTCGTCCTGATATGGCACTGCATCATTTTTGTGATGCTATATATAACGGTGAGCAAATAACAATAAACAATAATGGTATGATGTTTCGTGACTTCACATATATTTATGATCTTATTGATGTCTTTAAGAGTTTTATCGATGTATATTCAAAAGACATCTCAACAAGAAGCGAAGTTTACAATATAGGATCATCGCGGAAAATATGGCTTACTGAATTTGTCGAGACAATAGAGAGCGTTATAGGGAAAAAAGCAATTACCGTAAATGCAGAAATGCAGGATGGCGATGTTATTGGTCTAGTATCCGACAATACCAAAATAGAGGAATACACTGGCAGGGAGATATCTGTCACGCCGCTTATCGAGGCGATATCAGAATACTGGAATTGGCATAAGTCGTATTATTATAATATGTAATGGCACAAAACTTGTATACAATCAGTCAAGAGGCATTCGCGCTCCAGCTTGGAGTAATGTCCAACGGGGCCCTGAAACGTCTAGCGGCTGATCTGTACAAGGAGATATCATTTAAGTCCGACAAGATACCGTGGGTAAATATACTTGACTTGGAACGAAAACAAACTAAGATTTGGGCCGAGATGCAGCGGCGCGGATTCATCAAGAAAAAGGACACCGCGGATTTCCATGCTTGGCTATTCTCACAGCATAAAAGGATGTATTACTAATGTCTGTCGATGTTGTTAAATGCACGAAATGCGGAACGTATAACGATATCAGCGATATAGGGCCGATGGCTCTAGTTATATCGTCAAACAACTTCAGCCCTGATGACACAAACGTTCCGATAAAGATCATTTGCGAGAAGTGCGGGGAGAGGATAGAGATATGATTTACGCAGGGCCCTGCCTATATACACACTCGAAGCAGCACGACTCGATACTAGAGACTGCGAAGGCTCTTGTTGGTGTGGCCGATAAGTTCCGCTGTAAAATATACGGCGGTGGTACGATGCTTGATCGCTACAATCCTGGCGTAGGAGTTGAAGGACTTAACACACTACATGACTGCAATGCGATACTTCCTACAGGTACGGAGATACAAACTTCTAATCAATTCTATTATTGTAAAGAGCTATCGTATTTGTGGATTGGCGCACGCAATTCTCAAAACTATGGGCTACTGAGCGATATCAGCGGGTACGCGAGGCCGCTACTGATCAAGCGAGGCTCTAGCATGACTGTTGACGAGCTGTGCGGGATTTATGACATTGCGAAGTCAGTTCATTGCTTGGATGTGTACATAGTAGAGCGCGGCATATCTGATATTGACAGGCAGATGTGGAGCCGCTGGAGTCCAGACTTGAAGGGATGTATCCGCATCAAGCACTCGCGGCCAGAGATATTTGATCGGCTTGTGGTGGACTGCTCGCACAGCGTGGGAGTCAAGGACTACATCGCGGACACTTACGAGGCTTTCAAGGCGATAGGCGTGAAACACTTTATGTTCGAATGTACGATTGACGGGAAAACGGAAACGGATCAGAATCACATGCTTTCTGTCGATGAATTGAAAATAATACTGGGGAAATGAAAATGGAAAAATGCTCGATTTGCGGAAGTGAAAACTGGCACGATCTTGATAAAATGCGTGATCTTGAATATTGGCTTGATCGTGAATACATCGACGTTGACGCAATTATCGGCTTTCGCATCTGCCAGTATTGCGGCTATGTTAACTACCAGTACAGGCCAGAAGGAGCACTAAAGGACCACTACACGACAGATCGGAATGTAGTCAGCTTCAACAACGTCATAACGAGCAATCGGAAAAACTGCTATCATCATCAGTTTCTGAAAGACGTCGTTAATCCAGATATGACTATACTAGATATAGGATGTGCCCAGGGCGGATGGCTTGAGGACTGTTTTCAGCGTTATGGAGTTCCGACAGATAATCTGTACGGTACAGAATGGGGCAGGGCCCTGGTGTCGTTCGCAAAGCACTATTACGGGCTGAATGTTGATTATGAAATACAGCCTGAATGGCCGAAGAAATATGATCTTATAAGCTGCTATCATGTACTTGAGCACATGCAGGCTCCGGAGCTGGAGCTTGAAAAAATGCGTGACTTGCTCACGGATGATGGGTATATTTATCTCAGCGTGCCGATATGGTTCGATGTGCTTGATGAGACGAGCTTGCAGATGGTGGAGAGCTTCGAGCATCACTATCATCTGAATCACATTAACGTATTCTCGGAGAAGTCTTTTAATAACTTGTTGAAGCGCACCGGATTTAAGATCGTTAAACTTGACACGCTGATGTATGGCTACACGGTGCTATTGCAGAAGTGCGAGAAGTCCGACGAGATCGAGCGTGAAAACTATCTAGAGATCATCGACATCATGGAGCGGCAGCAGAAGGCTATCAAGTTGTTTTATGAGAAGAAGCACGAAGAGGCTCTTGAGATGTATCCGGCGTTTCCTGACTGTTGGGTATTCTGGAGCATGGACAAGGTTAACTTGAAGGAGTTCAAACTTGGACGGAGCGTGCTGGAAAGAGGCTTGGAAGCATGCCCGAACAGCTTGAAGATCAAGAGCCAGCTCGCAAAGCTGTATTTCCAGTGGGACGAGAATACTCCGGATAAAGTTGGCTATTTCGGCAATAACATCAAAATGTCAGAGCGATGGTTCGATCAGATATTAACAGAGCGCAACGACTTCGAAGAGTGTTATTACTTCAAAAGCCTGATCGAGGCCAAATACAAGCGCGACTACCGGAAGGCTATCGACTACATGCAGAGGGTACTTGATAACAATCCGACGAAATTTCAGGAGAGCATCAACTACATCGCAAAATTCTGCGATAGCCTGGAGAAGGAGGCAGCGAAATGAGGCTTACGAAAGTATTTACGACAGTAGAAGCAGGGGAAAAGCTCGGAGTGTCACGCTACACTATGCGCCGACTTGCAGAAAACAACGATATCGATGCTGATTATGTCGCTGGTAAATGGCTTATAACTAAAGACGGCATGAAAGAAGCTGCGGCGATACTCAAAAAGCGTGCCAAAAAGTGATATTGTTAAACAGTATATAAACAATTATGCCATTTAAGCCAGGACAGAGCGGGAATCCAAACGGTAGGCCGAAGAAGGGGCAGACGTTCACGGACTTGTTAAAAGAGTATCTTGCACAGGAAACAAAAGAGCCGGGCAAGACTCGTTATGACAAGTTGATCGAGAAGATGTACGAATTTGCGATGCAGCCGGACGCTACTATGATGAAGTATCTAGTAGATAGAGTTGACGGGAAGCCTGCGGAGAGCGTGCAGCTATCGTCAGATGCTGACGAGCCGATGGAAATAACAATAGTTGTAAAAGATGCCAAAACTACAAACGGAACTGAGGCTGAATGACAAGCAATACGAGGTATTTAGATGCAAGTCTAAGTATATCGTGTTTCCTGCAGGCCGTCGATTTGGAAAGGGCGAGTTTGGTGTACGGTGGCAGTACACCAGAATCGCCACTATTCCAACGACTCCGGACTATCTGCACGCATGGCTTGCTCCATCGTTCCGGCAGGCTAGACTTGGCTTTGTAAAAGCACTCCGTTTCTATAAATCTCAGGGCATATATCACACATACAATCTTGGCGATCTATATATAGACTTATTCGACAAACATCACCGTATACAGTTCTTTTCTACCGACAGGCCGCAGCTCATGGAGGGATTCGGATTCAAGAGCTTGGTGATCGACGAGTGCGGTATCACGCTGGCGAATGAAAGCGTATGGTTTAACACTATTGCGCCGGCATGTATGGACTACAATCCGGATATCTTGTTCACGGGCACTCCGAAAGGCATGGGGTTGTATTACGACTTGTATCGCAAGGGAGTCAACGGGGAGGATGGCTATGCGTCTTTTACTGCTTCGACTTACGATAATACTATTGAGGCTGGCGGATTCATCCCGAAATCGTTTGTTGATTCTCTTGTATCGCAATTGCCGGAAATTGCCGTTAGACAAGAAATCTTCGCTGAATTTCTGGATGAAGGTAGTGGCGTATTTCGGGGAATCAACGATTGCATCCGTGGAGAGCTTCAAAAAGCTAACGAGCACAAACGATATTACGGAGGATGTGACGTTGCCAAAACAACAGACTACACGGTGTCCATTACACTAGACGGCAACGGCCATCTATGCGGCTTCGAGCGATTCAATCAGATCGCATGGAGCGTCCAGAAAGCGCGGATATTCGACTTTTTCAGCGCGTACAATGCCGCGGTATGGATGGACTCTACTGGCGTAGGCGATCCGATATTCGAGGATCTTCAGAAAAGTGGCTTGAAGATAAGCGGATACAAGTTTACGAACGTGAGCAAGCGGCAGTTGATTGAGGCCCTGGCGATAGCGATAGAGCGGCAGGAGATCAGCTTTCCGAACATACCTGAATTGATAGACGAGCTGAAGCGTTTCCAGTACGAGATTAGTCCGTCTGGTATGGTGCGATATACTGCGCCTGCCGGAAGGCATGACGACTGTGTGATAGCTCTTGCGTTAGCGTATTACTCTTTTAAGGGAACACTCGGATGGGTGGATGCGTTCGGTAGCATGGAAGGACGCGAGACTGTGGGGGAATCGTTCTTCGATGATATGGGGGATATATGATAGTCACAGATGACTGTATAAGCTGCGGCCAGTGTATCGATGTATGTCCAGCTGGAGCGATAGAGATCAAGAGCGAAGGCGCAGGATATGGCGTAGCCGTTATAAATACCGAGCTATGCTGTGAGTGCGGAGTATGCCGTGAGATATGCCCGAACGATGCGATTGAATAAAAAATTACTTGATGATAGCGCGTAAGATGCTCCTGCCGGAGAGGACATGGGGGATATATGAGCAATGATGATGTTACCAGACTAATGAGATATGTAATATCTCTTTCCGGGGATGGGTGCGGGATGTGTGTGGGGGAAACTATATACAGATATTATTGCGAGTTTTACAAAGATATTGACATGACGCTTGATGATTTGCATGCTATTGTGAATGACGCAAGAAGAGTGTACTATGACAACGGGAATCCTGCAGATCCGGTATTGTATGTTAGTGCTGAAAATGGCACAATGATACCGGACGACAACGATAAGATTAAAAAAGCGTATATCGTTCTTCGATGACTTGGGGGATATATGAATAAGATTGGCCGAATAATATATTAAGGGGGCGATATGCCAAACAAAGACGGGAAAGGACCGAAGGGACAAGGACCGAGAGACGGACGTGGACAAGGAAAAGGACAAGGACCGAAAAAAGGCGGTGTGAAAATCGGAGGCAAAAAAACAGGCGGCAAGAAGGGGGCGTGTAAATAGTTGGATCGGCCAATCTTGTTAAAAAATACTTGACAAAAAACACCGTTTTAATATATTCTAAACATCTACTGAGAACACGATTAAATAATAGCACTGGATACCGGAGACGTTCGGAGCCAGATTGATTCAAGAGCTCGCGGTAGTAGATCAGCACGGAAACAAGCTATACTATTTGCAGGACGATATGACCGCGCCGCGGGATATCGGCACTGAGCTATCGTTCGCTGATTCCTCGTATTATGATAAGTATCAATTCCAGCCGTACAATCCAGCTGAGTTGTGGCAGAAGAAAGGCGGATACCGCGTATTTGACCAGATGCGCGAGGACGATCAGATATCGTCTGCGCTCACGCTGAAGAAGCTCATAGTCCTGGCCAGCGGATGGGAAATAGAGTCTGACGACGAGAAGGCGCAGGAATTCCTCGAGTGGAATCTGCGATCTTATATCAACGACATATTCGACAAGAAGCTGTTCCAGATACTATCGGCTATTGACTACGGCTTTTCTCTGAGCGAGAAGTTGTGGGAGTGGTGCGAGTACGAAGGGAAAGCACGCATAGGACTGCGAGACATCAAGACGCGGGCCCCGCACACGTTCGAGCTGCATCTTGACAAGCAGGGGAATCTTGAAAACATTCTCCAGCATACCGGCATACGGAACGACATCCTCCTGGGGCCGGACAAGTTCGCAAAGTTCATCTTGTACTCATACAACGCGGAATTCGACAATCCCTACGGCAAGAGCGATCTTGACACCGGCATATATCGGGCCTGGTGGAGCAAGAACGCCATTATCAAGTTTTGGAATATCTATCTTGAGCGGTGCGGAGTTCCTCCTGCGATAGCGACTATTCCGCGCAGTGCTGGCGCAGCCGAGAAGAACATGCTGTTGCGCATGCTTGATAACATGCAGGCAAAGACGGCTTTCATCATCCCTGAAGATTTCAAGCTGGAGATGATGCAAGTAACGAAAGGCACGTCGGATTTCGAAGCTGCGATCAACAAGTACGACTCTATGATAGCTCGCAAAATGCTCCTGCCGGACTTGCTCGGATTCTCCGGCCATCAGACTGGCGGCGGATCGTATGCGCTTGGAAAGGAGCAGTTCGCGCTCTTTTATGCGACTATCGAATACGTCCGCCAGGACATCCAGAATCTTGTCAATCGTGAAATCATCAATCCGCTTGTGATGTGGAATTTCGGAACTGGCATTAACGCTAAGTTTAAGTTCCGAAAAGTGGACGACGAAAAGAAAAGCGAATACGTCCAGACGTGGCTGGAAGCACTGAGGACTGGCCAGATACCGACGACTAAGACGCAGATAAATTGGTTCCTGCAATCCATCAACGCGCCTGAGATCACTGAGGAAGAGTTTGCGGAGATGGAGCAGGAAAAAGAAGAGCGCAAGGAGCAGATGGATGAACAGCTCGAAGGAAAAGACGGCGAAGAGCCAGAAGCCGAAGAAGCCGGTGGCGAAGAAGCCGAAGCCGAAGAAGAGGAAAAAGACGAGTCTCTTGTCAGCCGTGATGAATTGGCTAGCGAAGTAAAAGAGCACGCTAAACTTGAGCTGTCGCGGGAATATACCGTCTACGAGAAGAAGGTGAATTTCAAGCAGATCAACGACGATTATATCGAATTGACCGACAAGTGGAAAGAGATCCTGGCGCACGACTTTAAGCTGTCGATTAACAGGCTCATGGATGAAGTCAAGCGCAAGAAGATTGTCGAGAATAAGCGGATGTCTCTGATTAACGGCTTGCAGTTCCCGTATCGGAGCAAGATCAAAAATGACTTTAAGAACTTGATGCGTGAGGCATTGCAGCGCGGGAATGCGAGCGCGGAGACGCAGAAAAACTTTGTGATCGACGTGCCAACAGGACTCGATTACGAAGATGTCATCCAGTGGATGGAGGACAACGCCGAGTACTTGGCTTCTGTTGAAGTTGACGAGATCCTGAAGCATATTAAAGGCACGCTGTTTGACTCGATCCGTGCAGGCAATTCTCTGCGCGACACTATGACGATGATTGACGATGCGCTTATTGGATACGGAATTAGCCTTGATGCGCCGCGGCTTGAGAACATCGTGAGGACCACCGTTGCGAAGGCGATGAACGAGGCGCGACTGCTTCAGTTCAATGCCTTGGGCGATGGCATCGTTGCATATCAGTACAGCGCGATCATGGACGATAGGACATCGCCGCTGTGTCGTGCTCTGGACGAGAAGATATTTAGCAAGCAGGAAGCAGGCTACTACAATCCGCCGAAACACTACCAATGCAGATCGATAATTATTCCGATATTTCCTGACGAAGAATTTGATGGATACAGCAAGATGCCTGCCACAGAGCAGGACAAGGGCGGGTTCTTGACGCTGACTAAGGAGGCTTGATATGAGCATAATTGACGGGAAAACAAAAGCACAGGTCACGATGAGGACTGTGCATAATATGGTTCACGCGGGAAAGATGTTTACGGCATCACGTTTCTTCACGACTGTTGGTGCATCTGTATCGGCCGAGCTCGTAATAAACATTACTGGGACGGCGAACGAGGTGCATCTGTATCCTGAGGTAGCATCTTCTGGCGGTCCTTGCAGGGTATATCTGTACGAGGATCATACGCAGACTGCGGCGGGTACGGCGATACAAGCTCGAAACATGAACAGATGCGATGGTGTTGACACGGCTACGGCTGTTATTACATACACGCCAACTGCCGCAACGACTGGCGCGGCAACTGTGACTATCGGCATGAAATACTTAACTGCTGCCGGAGTTCTTGGCGTGTCTGTTCGCGCAGACGACGAATATATTCTTGCACCTGGGAGCAAGTACCTTTTACGGGCTGAGAACAACACTGCGGGAAACGTTAATATGTTTATAAATCTTGAATGGTACGAATTATTAGACTGATAAAAGAATATGATCTTATGAAAAAAGAAATCTACACTACGAGGTAAATACTATGGCAATGGCTAATACGGTAACTGTGATTTATCCGCCTTTTGAGAATCAGGAGAAGTTCGTCACCCCGCATAAATGGGAGATCCTTCAAACTATCGGGACGTGGACGAACACCGCGGCGGCAGGGAATAAGGACGTGATTTCTGACTTGTCATCCGGCGCGTATGAAGTGCGGCTTATTAACTTCACGCTGTCGCTTGCTGGCGATGTTAATAGCAGTGCGGCGGTCCTTTGCACGGCAGCTAAGGACACGTTTGGTATTCTGGACAAGGGCACGTCTACTTCTGGGAAAACGACTTGTTTCAACTTCGGCCCGATTGGCATGCTCGTTGATATCACGTCAACTACTGCTGTCGTGGCGTGCGTGACGACTGTTTCTTCTAGCGCATACTTCTACTGTCAGATCGCGAAGAGGACGAAATAATGAAGCCTGAGAGCTTCGAGGACTACAGCGCGAAGCGGATGTCGGAGCCTGAGCTCATGGCTGAGTTTCCGGACGAAGAGAAGCGCAAGGAGTTCTTAAAGGGCCAATGGGACAAGCAGCAGGAAGGCGAAAAGGAAATGACTGATAAACTCATACAGGAGCGTAAGACGTATGATATATCGGATGTTGAAATTTTCGCCGCTGGCAAGTGGAACGGTGACGAGTATTCTGAGGCTGATCTTGACGCAATGGTGGAGTCGTTTAACGAGATCGGTGGGAAGATCAAGCCGTACTTGAAGCTCGGTCACGACAAGGATCAGAAGCTCCTGCAGGCGGATGGCATGCCTGCCGCGGGATGGGTCAACGGTATCCGCCGCGTGGGTGACAGACTGCTAGCGAGCTTCACCGCTGTACCGGAGAAGATTTACCAACTGATCAATTCGAAAGCCTACGGAAGATTTTCCAGTGAAATATACTGGAATCTGAAAGAGGGCGAGAAGAAATACAAGCGAGTATTGCGTGCTGTCGCGCTTCTTGGTGCTGACACTCCAGCGGTACAGACGCTTGACGACTTCATCAATCTGTATACTGCGAACGAATTTGAAGCAATGAAAAGTTATCACGAAATTAAGGAGGATCAAATGAATCCTGAAATTGAAAAAAACTATACGGACAAGATTGCGGAGCTTGAGACTCAGCTCAAGGCGTATGCCGATGAGAAACAGGAACTGCAAGGCAAGATTGCCGAGAACGAGCGTGCGATGAAGGCGAAAGACGTGAACGCATACCTGGACGCGAACAAAGAGAAGTTTGTACCGGCGCAGCGTGAAGCGTTCTTCGCTCTTGCGATGCACGAAGAAGGCGAAATCCTTCATGCGTATGCCGAAGGCGATGCCACTAAGGAAATTAAAGGCAGCGCGTTTGACATCGTGAAATCTATTATTGAGAACAATCATCAGACACCAGAAATGAGCGCAATAAGTGAATACTCCGAAATCGGGAAGGGCCAGGAAGCTGACGACGAAGAACTGTATCGGAAGGCGAAGAAATACGCCGAAGATCACAAGGTCAGCTACAAGCAAGCTCTTCTTGAAGTTGGGAAATAAGGAGGCCGAATATGGCTATTAAGGGAAATGCTTACACTGCTCGTATGACGTTCGCGGCTGGCACAGGAGCGCGTACTACTACGTCACAGTATAAAGTCGCTTATTTGAGCGCGTCGATGACTGTTTGCGTAGCTTCTGCTTCATCAGATAGGGTGATCGGTATTATCGACAGCTATCAGTCCAGCGGATCTACGATGGTCACTGTCATTACTCACGGCGTGGCTACTGGCTGCATGCTGTCGGGAACGACTTGCACGCTTGGCGACTGGCTTGTGGCTACTACTGCCGGGAGCCTCGTTGTTGCGCTCACGAACACTACCGCTAATCAGCGTATTGTTGGTCAGCTTCTTGACGTTCCGGCATCAGGCGGTGCGGCGACTGTTTATGTTTGCCCGATGCCTGGCGGGACTCTGGTATAAGGGAGGATAAACTATGCCATACGGTGGACAATTACATATTTCTAAGGCTCTCACGAATTTGTCTATTCAGTACAAAAACGCGGAGTACATCGCTCCGAACTTTCTGAAGGACATTCCAGTTACGAAGGAAAACGATCTGTACTATGTATATGATCGTCAGTTCCGGATTAACGACACTCTGCGCGGTAACAAGTCCGCGTCAAACATGGTCACCTGGGGCGTATCGACTTCCAGCTACTCGGTAGCCGAGCACGCTCTTGCTGACATCGTATCTGATCGTGATCGCCGCAATGCGGACATGATCAATATCGACGTTGACACTACGGAGTTCCTGACTGATCAGATCCTGCTATCGCAGGAGTTCGAGGCGATGAGCCTCCTGTTTACGACGACTTCGTGGGGGAATAACACTCAGTACACTACGGCGACCAGTTGGAAGTACAACACCACTACGAGCGCGCCGATTCAGAACGTGCTCTCTGGCACTGGTGTTGTCGTTCAATCGTCCGGCGTAAAGCCGAACATGATGATCATCGGCTGGAATACGTTCGAGTGCCTGAAAGAGAATCCGAACGTGTATCAGCGTATCCAGTACGTCGAACGCGCTCTCGTCACTGAGGATCTTCTCGCGGCGATCTTCGATGTTGACAAGGTTCTCGTAGGTAAAGCAGTTTACGACACCGGCAAGGAGTCAGCTCCTGGTAATACCGCTGTTGCGGCGTCTACGACTTTCATCTGGGGCGGGCATGCGCTTCTTGCGTATCAGAATCCGAGCCCTGGCCTGAAGAAAGTCACTGCTGCTGGCACGATCCGCGTGAGCGAAGCCGGTATGCCGTACAAGGTCAAGAAGTGGAGAGAAGAAAAGCTCTCCGGCGACATCATCGAAGTATCGACGATGTACACTCACCAGTTGATTGCAACGGGATGTGCGTACTACTTCTCGTCCGTCACTGGCGCAATGGCGTAAATGGAGGATGGTTATGGCTGACGTGGTAATGACTCGCAATACCGAAACTGCCAAAAAAGCCAAAAAGCCCTCTGACAATCAGGTCGTATCTACTGAGAAAAAAGAGGTCATCGTTGGCAAGAAGATCAAGCGTTACGAAATCCGGACGCTGCGAGACGGGCGCAAGAAATGTGTGCTCGTCGCCGTGGTGAAGAAGGGCGTAGCGACTAGACAGCGGCAGGTGGTATAAGATGGGCGGCAGCTACGTATCGACTGGCACAACTCTTCTGCTGATAGTCCCAGGACTACCGCAGACGACTACTATTACACCGGCCTATACGCAGACTGTCGCTATGATTAACGCGCATCTGACGAGGGCGGAAGCCTTGGTGAACGCTAAGATTAGCAAACGTTACGACGTACCAGTTTCACCGGCTCCGCCTTTGTTGGTCGCTATTACTGAGGATATCACGGCGTATTACACATATAGATCGTGTTATTCGCAGGACAATCACAATCGTTTAGAGTATTTTGCGGACTTGCGCGATGAAGCTTTCAAGGAGCTTGACGACATCCGCGAGGGCATGATTGACTTGGTGTACACGTCCGGCTCTGTAGTGGCAGAGCGCACAGACGAGGCTACGAACATAGTTGATAGCAATACGAAGAATTACACACCAGCGTTTGACGTTGACGATGCACTTAATTGGAAGTTTGACGATGATTTAATCGATCACATATCGGATAGTAGAGAATGATAACGTTCGAATTTCAGGGACTTGAGCGATTCAGCGGATACATGAAAGATGTAACTAATCGTGTATCTGATTGGAAGAAGGCGAATGAATATATTGCAGCGCGTGGGTGGAAAGACGTAATGGATCACTTCTCGAAGGAGGAGGGGCCAGATGGTAAGTGGAAGTCGCTTAGTGAGTGGACGCTCAGGGCCAGGCGGAAAGGGAAGGGGAGTGGCACGGCACGGATATTGCAAGATACCGGAACGATGAGACGATCTGTCAAGTTTCGCGGTACTTCATCAGATGCTGAAGTTTATACTGGGATAGAATATGCAGCGACGCATCAGTACGGAAGAACTGCAAGAATCGGAAAGCGTTCGATTACTATTCCAAAGCGTCCTTTCCTGTGGCTGTCTGACAAGGCTCGTAAGGCAATTGGAGATATCAGCCTGAATTACATCATCCGCGGGAAGGCTGTTGAATAATGGCATTTGACGTTAACAATCTTATGACGACTATCGCAAGTGTTATCAACAAAAATAACACTATAACGTCATCGTATAATCTGAAATCGAGCCTGTCGTCGAATCCGATACAGGCTGTTTACAAGACTTATGCCGAGTCAACGCCGATAGCTAAGACGATGTATCCTGTGATATTTATCGAGATGATGAACAAGCAGGAGGAGTTTGAGCGGCTTTCAAGATCGGCGTATCGGAGAATAACATGTCAGGTTGACTTGGTAGTAGTGACTGATTACGGCATGAGCGGCGCGCCGGACGCAGGGCGTGGGCGTGAGATTGGCGACAAAGAGCTATTTCAGCTTGCGTCGAACGTAGAGAAGCTATTTCGGAACTACGTCACGCTGTCAACTACTGCTCTCGGAGTTCCGAACGCAGAGATGGTGACGATCACTAACACTGATTACAACGTGAGATTCAGCAACGACACATGGAACAGCGTCGCTAGGATCTCGCTTGAAATAATGACGCATGACAACTGAGAAGAAGGTGAATTATGGCACTAAGCGAACAGGAAGTACTGGCACAGAGCAGAGCAGCGATGGCGCAATGGCAGCAGACGTGGGACGCGAACAGCGCGGAGAATGGGAAGCGGTACAAAGCGGACGGGAACAGCCATCAAGATTTATTATTTGCAGGCGCAGGGAAAACTATGTTGTGCATTGGCCTGGGGCCTTCATTTGAGCACAAGATTGATATTATTAAGAAGTACTGCGTAGATAATCCGGCTGTAGAAATCGGCTGTGTTGACAAGGCATTCGGGCTGTTGCTCGATCACGGCGTCAAGGCGAAGTATGTATTTATTGCTGACGCTGGCATCGGTCCTGAGTGGATCGAGCCTTATATGGATAAGACGGAAGGAGTCAATCTGATAGCGAACGTGAACGCGAATCCGGCTTGGACGTTGCCGTGGAAGGGGAAAGTCTATTTCTTCGTGAACAAGGACAACATCCAGACTGAGGTACGTTATTCTGGAATATCGGGGTGCTATGAGCAGATTCCGGCGTCGTCAAATGTTGGGAACACGGTTCTGGTATTCTCCACGCAGATCCTGGGATACGATCAATATATTCTTGTGGGGTATGATTATTGTTGGTATGATTCTGATAATTATTATGCGTTTAATGACAGCGTAAAACGGTATTGGATGCGTCACATGACGATAATCGATCCGTTTGGGAATATCGGAAACACGTCGCAGAATTTATATTTTAGTGCTCGCTGGCTGAAGGATTTCCATGATATCCAGTTGAAGCATCACAGGATTAAGGCATATAATTGCAGCGGCCAGGGTGTATTAGAGATCCCGCTGGCGTCGCTAGAGCGCAAGCTGAAGTCTGCGAAGGTGCGGAATATGAGCGACAACGAGAAGCAACGCATATTCAAGTCGCTTGTCCGCAAGAGATCCTTTAGTGCGAGAGAAGGCGAGGAGCCTTTTAAGAAATTCATAGAGAAGGAAAAAATCGTCAATGTAGATGTATTCTATATGCCGCAGGAGGCTCACGAATGGGTAACTACACTTTAACTTATGTTGATCACCGTCCTATATGGATTCCGAAGTTAAAGAATCACGCAGGCGGTGTAAATCTGCCGCGCAAGAGCGGAGACAACAAGATCAACGTTACTGAGACGGAACGCAAGCACTTGCTGAAGATGAAGAACGGGAATCGTCCTTGTTTTGTTGAAGAGCAGCCGAGACAAGTACGCATCCGCCAGACTACCGATGGAGGTGCTGAATAATGACAGTTGGAGCAGGCGTCCCCTTAATGGGGTATGACTCATATTTAGGACTAGCGAAAGAATCAACGTGGGGAACTCTTTCGGACAATTTCACGTTCGTTGAGTTCAACAGCGAGTCGATCAAGAAAACTCACGAAGAGATTCTACTTGAATCGATCAACGGAACGCGGAACTATAAGAAGCGCATGAGCGGGAACATCGAGGTGACTGGCTCACTCGATCTTGATTGCAACGTCGCCTCTGATGCTGTTAACTACATCATCTATCAGGCGATGGGCGGTACGGTAACGTGCTCTACTATCACCGCATCGGTGTATCAGCATGTTTTCTCCTGGGGTGATATGGAGAACAACAAGCGCGGCACGGGGTCCGCGTCTGCTGCTGATCTAAAGGGGCTATCGCTCCAGATGCGGAAAGGTGGATTCGGAAGCCATACCGGGCCGGCTATTTTCAACGCTCGCGGTGGGCGCGTGAACAACTTGACTATCAAGGGCGAGATCGGGCGTCCTGTTGTGATGACTGCCGACATGGTATTCAAGGGCATGACGATCACGTCCAGCACTCCGACGGCTGCGTTCTCTGATATCAAGCCGCTGTTTTTCGATAGCGTTAACGTGTACTTCGCGGACTCTATCACTAACGCCGTTCCGACAGAAGAGATATACCAGAACTTCGAGCTGACGATCAACAACAATCTTGTGAGCGATGCTGGAGCGCGTGAGCTTGGAAGCAGGCAATTGTCGATTGGTCCTCCGCCAACTAGGATGGACGTCAAGCTCAAGCTGATGCAGCGATTCGATACTCTAACGGCATACAATCGTTGGATAGGCAACACTATGTGTGCTATTCACATCAGATGTATATCGTCAACGTACATCACGGCGTCCACTACGTCAGGGACGACGTACACTATGTACATCGCACTACCGGCTTGCTATCTGAAC